TTGTCTCTGACCTTGAAACGTGAGGATGAAGGAGCAGAAAGAATGGTCAGGGCAGAAAACAAAAAAGCCCGCAGGGCTTACGCCTTGCGGGCTTTCAGGACTTCGTTGAATGGTTCTGGTGGCCATCGATCAAGCTGGCGGAAGTTGAGGTGATTTTATAACTTACTGTTTTAACTAGTTAATTATGAATTCAGATTTGCGACGTATACCTAAACGTATACCAATGCCAATTTTGACTGGGTTGCTGATGGCTACTTTGATAACCAAATTTAGGGAAAAATGAGTGTGGTGGCAGGGAAACTTTATTTCCCCAAGTGGGAACCTAGCACTAGGAACTTTACTAAGAACGAGGTGCAGACCCTTAGCGCTGTTGACTATTATAGAGATATAAAGGTAGTTTAAACAAAGATTTGATGGATAACAATCGGTCTGGTTTTGGCTGGAGACTCACCTGAGAATCGAACTCAGAGCTACTCCTTCATAAACGCCCTATTGGAAGGCGCTTATGAAGGGAGTTGCTTTACCTATTAAGCGAGTGAGTCATAGAAAGTTTCTATGATTTTTTCAGCTTTGTCAAGATCATAAGAGTATTCTGAACGTATATAGCTTTTAGCAACTTTTCTCATTTTTTCGTGATCTCCCCCGTACTTTCGCCAATTATTGAAAGGGATGCTGTTAAAAATCATTTGCTCTGTAGGCTCAAGTAGTCTAGTTATTTGTTCTGTAAAGTCTAAAAGAAATTTGCACCAAAACTTAATGTCATGAAATGACAAGCTGTTGGGCTCATTTGGAGCCGAAATCATATTATATTTTTTTTGTATGTAGTCGAGAGACTTTTTCTTAGAGTTATAATATTCAATTGCTTTCTTCTTGGCTGCTACACTTGGATGAGCAATTGAATTGCGTAATAGCCTAAAATAATCTGCGGAATCAGATTCATATCGGAAGTGTGTTCTATTTAGTGGTGTTTTAGTGAAGTTGATTTCTAGGATTTCTAAAGGGGGGGTTTTGTCTGGTTTTTCCCACTGAAAGCCAAAGCGTTTACATTCGGCTTCAATTTCTTCCAAATATAAGTCAAACCCACTATAGAGCGATACAATTGCAAGTCTATTATGTCTATTTAGTATTCTTTCAGACCTTATACCTTCAAGTTTTATATCTGCTTCTTCAGCCTTTTCACTCCAATATTGCTCATTTTCATTTTCGAATTTTTTGGATTCTAATAATGAAATATGGACGGCAGCAGCTTCTGCTGTAAGTTCACCTATAAACAACTTAAAATTCCTAACGCTTGGAGGTCTGTATGCGCACATTCAGCTAGCCCTTATCTGTCTACAATTTTTAGATATTATCTTATGAAATATAACAACTTTACAATGAATATCCGCATTTGGAACATAACAGAATCTCGATCGAATCTCCCTCTTAGACCATAGCCCTCTTTCTGACAGCAGTTGATCGTTAAAAATAGCCATCTTTGATCAACAATGTCAGCGATTGATACGTAGCTTACTTACATTAGACGAGTTGTTCTGAAGGAAAATGGCATGTGGTCTTGATAATACACATGTACTTTGGGATGAAAACAAGGATGAGTAATGCTGGTCAAATAACTTAACCAGACATGTACTCGATAATTATAAGCATTTAGCGAAATAAAAGATTTATGGTAAAAGTGTTCACAGTGTTCACTTTTCTATTTATTCATTATATTTCAATTGATTATGTGGTGATCACCTTGTGCTAAGCTGTTCATTCCTGTTCACTTTCAAGTGACCACCTACCTTGCCATATGAAAAAAACCGGCCTGAGCGCCGGTTTCTGTTTAAACTTGATTGATGTCGCACTTCGGCAACCAATCCGCCTCACTGTCATCGTTTAAGGTGAGGTTGGTCTGCATTCCCTGATTAGTTTTTCGCTTCAAGAATTCAATCTCATACTCTCTTAACGTTTGCGGTACTGCCCGACCAAAAGCCGTTAGGCTCATAGGGCGCTGATGCCCTCGCGCCTCCATAAAAGACAGGTATGCGTGATAGAGATACTTGCGCGGGTTAGCCGGAATAATGTTGGCGTTGCCAATATAAAGGCCGTTTGGTGTGCTGACAGCGAGCAGGTAACCGCAGAAATCTACCAACGGATCGGCACTGCGTTTTATTTCCAGTGCTTCATCGGAATTCTGCTGTTGCTGTAACAACTCGCGTGCTTCACTAGGAACGGCAAAGCGTTGCATCAGGTGGCGAACGATGACGGCCAATTCCTGACCTATTTTCTCTATCAGTTGTGGATCTCGTTCATTCGTGGGTATCACCTCGGGGAACGTGATGATCACGCGCCTACGCGAGACACCGCCGCTGCGGTCACTGAACTGCATTGGATTATTGTTCACTGCCAGAATAACCGCCGGAATATGTGTTGAATAAGCATCACGATATTTCGGGTCAATCGCGACTGCATCGCCGCCGGTGATTGCCTTAATCCCTGCACCGTCACCGCTCCACTTCTCCTGGTCGGGTAACACAATCAATGAATATCCCACCACAGAAGCACGCTCACGTGCGGATTCCAAAGTCTCAATGCTTGCGGAAGTGGTGTTGTCTTCTCCCGCTAGCATGCGCGCTATGGCTGCCATGACGCTTTTACCGCTGCCGCCGGGTCCTGTCACTTCAAGGAACAATTGCCAGTCATACCGGTTCGCAAGAACCATGAAAAGCGCCGCGAGAATGCGCTCTTGCTTATCGCTTTGCTGGTTTGCCGCCCGCGTCAGCCATTGCCAGAAGTTAGGGGCATGCTCTGCAAGGTTTTCACCGGCTTTAGGTTGTGTGTAATCAACACTGTTTACGGTTCGCAGCCAGTTGTTTGGACTGTGGGGGCTAAAATGCCCTGTGACGGTATCAAACACCCCATTTCGGAACCCTATCAATCTTCTCGCCGGTTTTCCTGTTTGAGGAACCATCAGCTTCAATGTATCAATAATCCCGCTAATTCCAGGTGCAGAGAAGGGGGCGCGGATCTTTTGAAATAAAGAGGCGATCTCTCGGCTGAGAATGCCGTAGGGTAATACCTGCCACGCGCCATTCTCATAGCGGCAGAGATCATCTCCCACCTGCGGCACAGCTAACCGTTGTTCATAATGGGTTATTAATAGTTCCGCTTTCTCGCTCGCGCTCATGGATTTAAGGTCTGCGTCACTGACCGTATCGAAAGGACTATTCGGTGATTTTTGAGTAAACGCGCGGAGCTGTTCAATAGTCTTATCACGTCCCTCCTGCATAAACACATCGTTCCAGTCACCGGCGACTAATGGGAGCGCAATCTTTCCGCTGACCAGACCTGCGGCTTCTTTCGCTTTCTTCTGCCCTATGCCGTTCCGATCATTATCTGCTGCCATTAGCAGCACGGCGTCAGGGTATTTCTCCCGAAGGCACTCAGCCAGATGAGGGAAGTTATTGGTACTCAGTGCCACATACACGGTTTCCCCCGTCAGCGCATGTATTGTCAGACCCGTTGCATAGCCTTCTGCCATCCAGATAACGGTGTTGTCGTTCCCTTCTAAATGATGAGCGGCGCCAGTAACCTGTCCACCCGCAAGCATGCGTTTAGCTCCTGATCCGTTAATGAGCTGGGCGTTGACCATGTTACCTGACAAATCATAAAGCGGAATGACCAGGTCACCCGCCGCGAAATCTACGCCGCCTACGCGCAGGCCGTTGCCCTGTAACGTCAGCACTTCCTTATCCTGCCAGCCTTTATTCTTCATATAGGCATTGCCTGCCGCTTTGCTGGCGGAGTTCACCAGTGCTTTCGCCTGTACTGCTGCCCTTTGGCGGGCATGGTCTTTTTGCTGTTGTACTGCGGCCTCGTCGTGATGAACCGTAAGTGGCTGAGCCTCTCCCAGAATTTCAGCCACCTTCACGGCGGCTTCTTTCGTGGTGATATCCAGCGTTTTCGCAACCAAATTTAATCCGTCACCGGCACCGCAATGGTTGCATATCCAGGTGCCTCTTCCTGCCTGATTATCGAAGCGAAAGCGGTCTTTCCCCCCGCAAACAGGGCAGGCTGAATGATGCCCGTGAGGGGCAACGTTTATACCCAGCGCGGGCAGAAGCTGAGGCCAGCGCCCTGTCGCGGCGCTCACGGTGTTTTGAACAATCATTTGTGTCATATGCGCCTCTGTCAGTGCAGCGTGGTTTCAGGAGTGGTGTGAAGACAGGGCCGGAACAGCTCGTCCATCATGGATTCTCCGAGCGGTGTCAGGCGGGGTTTTGCCACCAGAATATCGGGCTGCACCATATCGCGGAGCATGGCGCATGCGATGTCCATCCCCAGCTTTGCGCCGTGCTGACGGACGTAATAGCTTTCGACTGCTGCCGCGATGGTCATTTGCAGTTCATCAAGCGTGTAGCCGGTTTCAACGCCGTAGGCGGTACAGGCGTCGAGATAGGCCTGTGCCAGTGCGCGCCGGTAGAGTGCAGTGAGCACTTCAACCGGCAGACAGGACTGCTGAGTTATATTCATTCGTAGACATCCTCCATTTGCGTTTTTATGGCGGTTTCGCAGGTGTCTACCACTTTGCCGAGCTGGTCAGTCAGCAGTGCAACCATTGAGGCCATGGAATTCAGCTGATCCCCGCTGGGTACATGCCCGAAGGTGTCCTGCGTATCAAGCATGTCGAGGAACATCACGCCGACGTTGTGCGCGTGTTGCAGGCGCAGGAAATCAGCATGCGGAATAGGGTAATGGGTGTTGGGGAAGTAGAAGGAAGCGAGCTTGTTCATGCGGCCTCCTGAGCGGGCAGGCGACCGGCAAAGCACAGCACATAGTCACGGGCAAACAGGCGACGGGCAGAATGTTCATTGTCGGCGGCGGAGCGCAGCATACAAACCGGCGCTTTAGGTTCAGCACGGCGCACGGCGGCGAACAGGAACGTGAATTTAGGATGTGGGGTGGTGAGGGTTGTAGCCATGGTGGCAGCCTCCATTGAGTAATGGTTATTGCTACCACTTGAGTTCTCACGCTCTTGGGTGGTAGCCCAGACGGGGGTGAGAATACCGGCCTCAATGAACACCGGCCAGCCCGAAGGCTGCCCCGCCTGAGCCACCATTGCTTGATAAGCACAGCGGTTAAGAAACCACTGAGCAGATAACAGGTGCGCTAAGGCTACGACATAAAAAAACACGCCAGGCGCGTGTTGTGTCGCCAATAAGTAACTCGGGTTCTCACGCCCGGCTGCCGATTTTGCGGCGGCACAAAAACTATAGAGCAGGGGCTCGCCAGAGAAAAGCCTTTTTTGAAGCATTAGCCGTTTCTCCTTAGCAATCGGTCAGGACTTGATCGGACTGCTGCGGATTTGATCGGAAGTGCGAATCATCCCCTGAACTAACGCTTTCGGCTGTCACGGATAACACGCCCAGGGTATTGCTGGTAAATGCAGGCAAAGGGTTCTTTCTGCCGCAGGCGGCAGCCATCAGGCCTTCAGCCAGATAGGCCGCTCTTGTATATTGAGCTGGATATTATGATGACCGACAGACAGAGAAATCATTGCATGGTCTCCTGAGCGCGTGCGGCGATGCGGTCATTCATCCAGCCCTCTATTTCGGAAGCCAGCCAGGCCACGTTCTTGCCGCCGAGAGAAATCTGGGCGGGAAATTGCTGACGGCTGATTAAGTCGTAAAGGGTGGAGCGGGACAGGCCAGTGGTGTGGATCACTTCCGGCAGTCGCATAAAGCGATCGCGTGGGTATGCCGGTGGCATCACAGGGGCAGAAGAAGGGGGCGTGTTTTGAGCGGTGGAGAGCATGGTGCTACCTCATATCTGTATCCGGCTGGACGCGTCCAGTACCGGCTGTTTCGTTAAGGAGCCCCCTATTGTGAGAATATTTTTGCGTTTAGCAACAAGTGGTTGCCGCTAAAACTTTTAGAAGAGAGTGCTTGTTTTTTCCTGGTGACATCAGGTGACACCAGACAAAATGCCAACTAATGCCAACTAATGCCAATAGATGCCATTGTTGCTAGATTGGTTATTTAACGAACACAAAACAAACTATTTTAACGATTGATCATGTACCTATTAATAGGAAAAAAGATTAATTTATTTTTGGCTAGCCAGAAAAAGGCTTTTGCAGAGAGTGAATAGTAGTGAACAGTGAGTGAATACCTTTAGATGAGGTGTTCACTGCTTAACTTAATAATTTTATTATATTTTATTATAGAGTGAACAGTAGTGAATAGTATTTATAGAAATATAAACTCTCTCCACTTTCATGGATTACGTCCCGCCCGTTGTACCAGCGCTGAGCAAACGCCATCGGATAGAAATGTTGTGCCAGCCTCCCCACAATATCCTCACATTGACAACACATTGCTGAGGTATGCCATGAAACCCGATTCAACCAAAATCGTCGAAGCCGTTATCCAGGACTTTCTTCAGGTCAAAGCCGGTCACAACGAAAAGCCATCATCAGGAAACGCGGAAGGTGCTATCCAACACTTTGAGCAGGCCAAAGCGGCGTTTGCGAAGAAAAAGCAGGCACTGGATGAAATTGAAAGTTCGGTTGCGCGATGCGCCCAAGAAAAAGAAACGGCGAACAGCGAAATCAAAGAGAACGAAGAGAGCTGGCGTTCGCGTTTTCGCAAGTCACGCGGGGTTATGACTGACGAACTCAAGAACGCACACAGTCAGCGGGCTATTCAGCAAGGATTAGTTAAAGAGTTCGATGACCTGATTGAAGAATTGAATGTCGAGAAACAGTCGGCGATGTTGCATTGTGCTAATGCTGGTGGAGCGTTGATTAGCGCCCACCGCAGCGCACTGAATGCCTATGCTGATACACAGTGGCGCATGGCCATCAACAATCTCAGTCCGGCGCTTGTGCGTGCTGTAAAACTGAAACTTCTGGCGTTATCCACCGTAAGTTATCAGGAAACACAATCCGGTCATTATGTAGAGCCCGCCAAGATTATCAGCGCTGAAATTGGCAACGCGTTAGTCGGTGCGGCTCACATCGGTCAGTTCAACATGGATGCAGAACCTATGTTGGGGAAAATCGGGATGCATTCTCCTGCGCTGCCTGGTGTCGATATGGCGCTATTGCAAAGCCCGATAAAAAGACAATTACTGGCTCAAAAACTCTCCCAGCGTATCGATTCAAATAAGGAGTAATAGCAAATGATGCGCTGCCCGCTTTGCAGCTCAGTTTCTCACATTCGCACAAGCCGTTATATCACCGAACAGACAAAGGAGTCTTATTATCAGTGCACCAGGCTGGAGTGTTCATGCGCATTTAAAACAAATGAAAGTGTCAGTAAAATTGTTAAAAGAGAAAATATGAAGCGGGAAATATAAATTTAGGCTCGCTTTCAATTCCCAAAAAAAATAATTTCAAGTGCCGCTTTCGAATAAGGCGGCATTTTTCATTATGCAGTGAAAAACCGCCTCTCCTGACAGCCTTTTCTCTGGCTAGCCTGTCCTTGCGAGCTCTGCATGCATAGGGTGCATGGTTTTGCATGCAATCGGGAGTGCTCAAAATGGCTCAAAACCCTTGCTACACTGGCCTTCAGAGGCTTTACTTCATGCATTAAAACCAGTGAGCTAAGTCAGCAGCGGGCAGGCGGGGAGAATTGCGCGCGCAGAACTTAAATACCCCATAATTTCTCAAGATCTAGAGTGTCACTTTGGGGGGCGCTATCCTCGGCTAGTCGATCAATTTGTACCAATAATGGAGTGTGAAATGCGGTACCTGATACAATACATCCTCCTGGTGGTAGCGTTGGAATTAGTGTTCTTGAAGCAGCATCAAGAGTACTAAGTGTATTTTTTAAAAGAAAAAGATCATTTTCGTTTACTAGACGATGAATAAAATAATTATGCAGTTGAGAGATTATTGTGGGTGATATATCAAAGGGTCTCTGGCTTGATATGGTGACAAAATATCCAAACTTACGTCCTTCCTTTATGATTTCTTCAAACAGCTCGAGCCTGTAGTCCTTCCATGTTTCCGCTTCACGAACGGATGCTTCAGATAGAATGTTGTGTGCTTCATCTATTATCAGATGAAAACTTTCCTTCAAATTTTGTGGCGATTTATGTTCAAGGAAGGAGCATTTTGCAATCATCATAGGAATGGTCTTCTTAATTAATTGATTGCATTCTTTTAATGAAATTATATTTATTGGTTTCTTTTCTTTCCCAGTGTTTTTTATTTCTATGACTTTAGATAAAGAAGAGCTCATTGCCGATATTTTATTTATTAGGGGGCTGATATGATCGTACTGAACATAATTCCTAGAAACAGAGTTAATTAACTGTAACGTGGCTCTAATAGTGATTTCATCAAAAATATTGTGTATTTCAAAATTAGAATTATAAGTTGTAGTTAGTACTTTCAATGCATCTTGAGAGTTGTTTATCCAAGTAGGTATTGGATGCATGTATTTATCAAGAGATGAATTCCATGAGAATTTCGCTAACTCATCAAAAATAAGAGCCTGCGAATCTTTTGAGAATAATGGGACTAAGCTTTTCAATAAATTTACTGTTTCTCTATGTTGGTTCGCTCCAAACATAGTATCGATTGTGATTTTTAAATAACTAATTAAATCACTATCATACTTGAGTTTGCTTTTTATTAAGTGGGTAAGAAAAGGTTTTTGAGTCTTTTCAGTAGCGGAGAATAAAACAGACAAAAGTTCATCATCCCAGAACTCATTTTCTGAAAAGATAATCTTGTCCCCGTCACTTTTCGTATTTAAATCAATCTTATGACATATTTCAGGGAACGATTTAGCTAAAGTTCCATACTCTCCGTTGAAATCTATTAATGTAAAACTGGATTTATCTATTTTGCTATGCTGCGTAATTATTTTATGCAGCAAAGAGTGGTACAACTTTGCTAATGTATTAGATTTTCCGCTGCCTGTATTTCCAAAAATACCAATATGAGAATTAAAAACACCATTAATAGGTATATCTATTGGAAGTTCTTCAAGCATAGATTTACCAATGTTTATTACTGGTGTCTTACTGGTTTTCTTGAAGTTATATATTTCAGATATTTTATCATCAGAAATTAAATACAAAGAGTCATTTATCATTGGGAGGTACTTTATCCCGGAGTAAAATTTTTCTTCAAAAAAATATCCAATAATATATAGTTCAATAACTCGCTCATATCTTTTTTGTTCTAATGATTCATTACTTACATTATAGTTTTCTATTATCTCTTCACCAATTATCTTTCCTACAATATCTTGATATCCTTTTCGCATTAAAACAAACTCATTAATTGCAATTCCGCGTAATATTTTCCCATTATGGAAATACGTTGATTGATATAAATCACTATTAACCTTAGCTTTCACACTAGTGCCTTTGACTAGTGTAACTTTTCCAACATTTAGTTCGTCCATGTAACCCAATCTCCTTCTTCGGATTTAAATATCTTACTGATAAATTTATCAAACGAAATATTCATTCCTTCTTCTTTGGGGTAGATAAATGTTACTCTAGAGTCATTAATGGTATTTTTAATGGCTTTTTTGCTATCATTGTCATAACAAAATGCAAACACTCTTAATGTTGGATTGCTTAATGATCTTTTAATTATTTCAAGTATATGTTCATCTTGAAATGAAAATCCAAAGCATATTAATACGGTTTGAGGCTTCTCTAATTCATAGCTGAGCAGTCTTAAGCTTTGATAATAATGTTGTTGAAATACTGTCTCTGAAAATTTATCTTTCGTGGGGCTAACTATTGCTAACGAGTTGTAATAAACTTTGAAAGCTTCTAATGTTTGAATATCAATAGCACTCAAATTTAAAAAATCTTCTAGATTATCCTCTGTTGTTGAGAATTTACTTGCAACATCATTTATAGTTTTGTCACATTCTAATAAAATTTCTTTAGGAGGGGTGTTGGGATATAAAACATTTATAATATCATCCTTGTCTCTATTCCATGAAACAGAGCCATGCATTTTTATAACATTTACAGTAGCTAACTCATGTTTATACATATCATGAGTACCTTGGTGCCAGCTGGTTAAATGAAAATTGCTAATGCTTAGTCTTCTGTTTTTAAAGCCGAGCGCACCATCATTAAAATGGAATGTTTTCGACCTTAGCGAGTTATCTGCAGCAGTTTCGAAAAAAAGATCGTAATTAGTTGTAAATATGTTAGCTCTCCGGATCTGATTTGCCCCTTTTTTTTCGAGTAATACAACAAGTTCATCTAGAAATGATGAATAGCTATTGAGTGTGGAGTCATAACTTTTGTCAGTAACTTCTGGTGTCGAGCAGAACGTTTTTCTTATTACCCTATTAAAATATGAACATAAAATAAAATCTTTAATCTCTGAGCAATCCTCATGAGTTAATAAAGTCTCATATGTCGTGTTATTAGCAAGCCAAAGAGTTGGTATATGAGATGCTGATGCGCCTGAGCCGAAAAGAAAATTTATGTTTTTATCATAAATGTTTGAAGCCTTACATGGGAATTCTGTCGTAGACATAGTTGTGTCCTTACTTGCTGTTAAATATGAAGTTACCCCACCAAATCATCAGCTCTTTTCTTTTTTCGAGATAAGTTGAGCGATTGTAAGCTCTACGGACTTCGTTTTTATCACTATGCGCAAGTGCAGCTTCGATTACATCAGCATTAAACGCTGCTTCATTCATAGCAGTACTAGCGATAGATCTCAATCCATGAGCGACAAGTTTTCCTCCATAACCAATGCGCTTTAAAGCAGCATTCGCCGTCTGACTGTTCATTGGCTTACGTGGATCATTTCGGCTAGGGAAAACGTACTGACGATTACCACTAATGGGACGCATGATTTCTAGCAGTTCTAAAGCTTGTTCTGATAGAGGGACTATATGGTCACGCTTTGCCTTCATACGTTCTGCGGGAATGCACCACTGCTTATTCTCAATATCGATTTCTGACCAGGCTGTTGCCGATGCTTCTGCTGGTCGTATGAGCGTCAGTAACTGCCATTCAAGAAGGCAGCGCGTTGGTATCGATAAGTTGCTCATAGAAATCGTGCGCATTAGCTTAGGCAGTTCTTCGGGGCGTATTGTGGGCATGTGTTGCTTCTTCGGGCGCTCGAAAGCATTACCAATACCTGAAGCTGGGTTTGCCTCAATCAGTCCAACATTCACCGCATAAATCATTATCTCGTTGATGCGCTGAACCAACCGCCTGACCGTCTCTAATGCTCCGCGTGCTTTGATTGGTTCCAACACTTGGATCAAAGTGCGTGCTTTCAGCTCCTGAACAGGAACATTTTCAATACTGGGCAGGATGTCTTTCTCAATGGAACGCCAGATATCTTTAGCGTGGTCTGCGCTAACGTGACTTTGCTTCAGCTCGAACCATTTACGGGCAACATTTACGAAAATGCTTTCCTGAGCGATTTGCAGCTTCTCAGCTTCTTCGCCAGCTCTTGCTTGTGGGTCTATTCCTTTGACTAACATCGCAAGCTTCTCTGCACGCACTTCTCTGGCATCAGCCAGTGAAAGTGCAGGATAAGCGCCAAGGCTGATCATGGTGCGTTTTGAAGTGTTAGGAACCTGGTAGCGAAAGCGCCAAATTTTTTTGCCGGTAGTTTTGACCAGGAGAAAGAGTCCGTCCCCGTCATGCAAGGTGAGGTCTTTATCGGTGGCTTTGGCTTTTTGTACTTCGGTGTGGGTAAGGGGGCGTGTAGTCCGCGCCATGCAAGGATCTTCCCTAATTGGTATACGTTTATTGGTATATATCTTAGCGTATACCAATTCGTATACCAATAGACGCCGGTTTCAGACGGATCTTCTCGGACTTCTACAGACACAAAAAAGCCCGCAAACCTAGAAGGGATGCGGGCTTTCAGGACTTCTCCGGACTTATCTGGTAATAACCGGATCATTATTTGGTGGAGCTGGCGGGATTTGAACCCGCGTCCGAAATTACTACACCGTCGGCACTACATGCTTAGTCCAATCTTTACATTCGCCTGTCAGCTGCGGATGGACACGCCACTAACAAACTAGCCTG